TTGATTGATGCCTTTGAAGATAGAATAATTAAAGACTTTGACAGAATACTAGAGGATTTTAACGATGAGTATTAATGACGCAACACGGTTTGATTGGGATCGCTTACGCGAAGCACATCCTCCGCTTGAGATAGAGAAGACAGGCTTAGAGCCATGGGCTACTATGGCAGAGGAAGAAGCGGCACACAGTAGTTGGGACAATGCAGCAGAAGAAGATGTAGTCAATAACCCAGAGCATTACAACACTGGAACCATTGAGTGTATTGAAGCCATTGAAGAGTCTATGTCCAGTGTAGCATTCAAAGGCTATCTTAAGGGCAACGCCATGAAGTACCTCTGGCGCTACGACTACAAAGGTAAGCAGGTAGAAGACCTACAGAAATGTCAGTGGTACTTAAGCCGTCTAACACAAGTGGTGGTGTTTGAGAATGAATGACAGAAAACCAACTTTTGAGTTTATACACTATCCGGAGTTTGGAGAAGCTGAAAGAGCTACTCCAGCGACTAAGATAGTATACACAATGTATAGCGATCAGCTAACAAGATCAGAGATGCAAGAGGCTTTCACTTATTTCTTGAGAGCCTGCACATACCATATAGAGGATGTAGAGTAATGGATCAGTATCAACAGTTTATACACAAGAGCCGATACGCACGCTGGATACCAGAAGAAAGCAGACGAGAAGAGTGGCATGAGACAGTAAACAGGTATGTAAACTTTTGGAAAGATCGTGGACAGATAGACGAGAAGACAGCCCTAAAGTTATTTAATGCAATACACAACCTAGAAGTCATGCCTAGCATGCGTTGTATGATGACAGCAGGTGTAGCACTAGACAAGGATAACGTAGCAGGGTATAACTGTAGCTACTTACACATTGACTCACCTCGTAGCTTTGACGAGCTAATGTATGTACTGATGTGTGGTACTGGTGTAGGCTTTAGTGTTGAACGTAACTACATCAACAAGCTACCAGAGATTGCAGAGAGCTTCCATAAGACTGACAGTGTTATCATGGTAAGCGATAGTAAGATTGGCTGGGCCTCAGCATTCCGTGAGCTTATTGCTATGCTCTATGCTGGTAAGATACCGCAGTGGGATGTCAGTAGAGTACGTGGTGCAGGTGAGCGACTAAAGACTTTCGGTGGTCGTGCTTCAGGGCCAGAGCCTTTGATTGATTTGTTTAACTTCTGTATCGAAGTGTTCCAGAAGGCTAAGGGTCGTAAGCTAACCAGTATTGAGTGTCATGATATTGTTTGTAAGATTGCTGATATTGTAGTTGTAGGCGGTGTGCGTAGGTCTGCACTGATCAGCCTCTCTAACCTCTCAGATCAACGTATGGCAAAGGCTAAGTCAGGACAGTGGTGGATAGACGAAGGACATAGAGCGTTAGCTAACAACAGCGTAGCGTACACTGAGAAGCCTGACTTCCAAGCATTCCTGTCAGAGATGCAGACGATGTACGAGAGTAGAGCTGGTGAACGTGGTATTTTTAGTCGTGTAGCAGCACAGAAGATTGCAGGACGCAATGGCCGCAGAGATAACTCTTACGAGTTTGGTACTAACCCATGCTCTGAGATCATCCTACGCAGCAACCAGTTCTGTAACCTATCAGAGATCGTTGTACGCGCAGATGACACGCTAGAGACACTGAAGGCTAAGGCAGAGATTGCGGCTATCATAGGCACGCTACAGGCTACACTGACAGACTTCCGTTACCTACGTAGCTGTTGGAAGAAGAACACAGAGGAAGAAGCATTGCTTGGCGTTAGCATGACAGGCATTATGGATCACTACCTATTAAGCAAGGGTAACTCACCAGACTTAGCCAGATGGCTAGAGGAAGTAAGAGATGTCGCTGTCGAAACTAACAAGGTATGGGCTGAGAAACTTGGAATTGCTCAGTCTGCGGCTGTTACGGCTGTTAAGCCTTCTGGTACTGTATCCCAGCTTGTTGATAGTGCTTCTGGTATCCATCCTCGCTTCTCTAAGCATTACATTAGACGTGTACGTTCAGACAAGAAAGACCCGCTTGCAGTCTTTATGGAAGCATCAGGATTCCCAGTAGAGCAAGATGTGTCATCACCTAGCTCGTCAGTGTTTAGCTTCCCTGTCAAAGCACCAGACACAAGTGTGACAGTAGAGCAGGTAGGAGCAATGGAACAGCTCCAGTTATGGAAGACTTATCAGAA